TAGATCTAATACGCGTATTTTATTCGTCACCTTCTCGTATTCCTTTGCGATTTTGTAAACGTTCGAATCTTTCGGGTGGCCATTTATGCCAATAATTAGTTCCCATTCTCCGTATGTCTGACGTAAAACCGACGACACTGACTCACAAATAAAATCAACACCGTTATATATTGGGATTAAAATACTAATCATAATATATCATTAGAATTTTGTATATATGAACCCGACGAATGTGTTTACAATATTCTTTGAAACATGAACCAATTATCTAACATTGGACGACTCTCTCTAAATAGTACAAAGTGTTCTGTGTCCGAAAGAATACAATCGACTACTATTATTTGGTCATCCTTTACTAAATAGTCATTCTTAAAATACATTTCTAGCTTGTTATTATATGTTTCCGCCCACCAAGGTAGTTTATCTTTATGACAAATAAAAAAGCCGCCTGCTATCGAGTTTTGATGTGCGGGAATTGGTTGCGCGGGCAGACCCAAAGTATTCTTATTATTCACAATTTTATGTAGATAATTCATATATCCATTATCATTATTGATGCAGGCATAGTAGATTTTGTCCGGATTTAGTTGATTCACTTTATCAGAATTTGGCCAGTTAGTTAGCTTGCTAGTGTGGGTATCTTCTGGTCGATTACGAAAATAACCAATATCACACCATCCGTAAAAATCGGTTTCATATATTTTTCTCTCTATAGTGTCTTTAACAAACCAAATTTTCTCAGACCATAACATATTTAATTCCCAGCAGGACTTATCGTTAAGCAGCAGATTTTTTTGATGATTCGCTGCCCAATATTCCTTATATTTGTAATTATAAAATTGCTCGATAGGCTTGATGATTATCGTTATCCATTGATTTCCGTTGGTCTCGATATATTTGCTACTGTTTTCGTCTGTATAAATAACCAAGTTAAAGTTATTAACCATTGAAATAAAATTGTTCATCCATTGAATATAAATGCTGGGGTCAAATTTAGATTTAATTATATAAAAGCAACTTGAAAATGTTATTGACATATAGTTAAATGCTTATTGTATTTAAATATATATTGCGGTTTATTTGTAATAATGGTATTTAGTTGCGAACTATTCAAATATTTACAACAATATTTTGCGCAGATCGATAGTTTTTAAAAATTGCGCATTATCAAAATCAAATGTATTGTAGTTTAAATCATCAATGTTAAAATCGTCCCAACCATTTAATACTACAAGAGGTATGTTATTTTTTTGCAATATACTTGTAAAGTCACTTTTTATAACAACCGGAACTGTTTTTAAATATAAGGCCTCCCACAGTCTGTGTGTATCAACTCCATTCCCTTCGGGACATATACAAAACCTGTATTGACTTAGTCTTTCGATATTTTCTGATGGAGTTACATTTTTTAGCCATTCTATTTTGTTTTTCAAGCTATCGAAGCAACGCATTCGTTTTGTTTTATTTGTATCTACATTAAAATTAAAATAAATTAACATTGATTTGTTAGACATATTATGTAATACAGCAGCACTATCAAAGATATTTAGATTTCCGTGTTTCCAATGATTATTTGCTATTCCAATTGGCAAAAGGAATAATTTACAATGATCAATACAAATATTTTGAGCATACCATTTATCTAAATTGGGGGAATTTAATATAGTCAACGTCTCGCGCGATTCAGTAATATCGCCATCTGAATTATGTGTAATCAAAATAAACCTATTTTTAAGTAAATGAATTTTAGTTGACAACGACTTAATTCTATGAGAGTAACAAAATATATTATATGGGTTATTTATTTCACTGTTAAAATCGTTTATGTTGATTTGTTTAGTTAATTGGGGTCGTATTATTGGATTAAAATGAAAATCTTCTTCTAAACCAAAATAAATATCGCACATTTGTTGAATTTTTTCACCTGTAATAATATTCATAAAATAATACAATATTTTTACACTTTTACTTTATCGCAAAACAAAAAATAATTACGCGTACCGCCCCAAATGGGAGAATCTATTTAGAAAACGACCTGCTTTAACCTAATATCTTCAGAAGGTCTTCCATAGAACATTTATCAAAATCATATAATATGGTGTTTGGGATTGGCATTTTAAATGTTTCATGAATTCTATCAGGGTTATTGTAATTTGGAAAATATACCTTCTCTAATGTATCAGCTAAAAATGATGCTGCCCATGATAGGGTTGAACAAGAGCAAACAAGAACCTTGGCTTTCCGCATAATTGTAAAATCCGTGATAACGTCATTTGATTCTATTTTGTAGTTAGTTAAATTGTCTGTGAGATATTTGATATATCCTTTTTCTACCTCAGTTTTTGGAGAATTTACAACAAAACATATAGTTTCGTCAGGATAATTTGAAACTATATTGTCTATAATTCGTTTAATAGAGTTTGGGTTTATAACATGGGAAATTTCAATAAAATCTTCTAATCGTAAATGAAATACAATATTATATTTATTACATATATCAAAATTAACTAGATCAATAGCCTTATAATTTTCATTGCGATCTGTAGTTAAAATAATTTCCGGATGCGTTTTAATAAACTTCACGATTTGAAGTTTAAATAATGTATATATTTTGTCATGCTGAAAATATCCATCAAACAACAATACACTTGATTTTTCAATTGGTGTAACACTCTTTTCATTTAAAATTTGGTCGCATAAATTCATAAAATATTTATCGGTTATTACAACACGAGGGGTACACCTATTGTGGTTGATAACAGTTGAATCTGTATCATAAACAAGACAAAAAATAATATTTGCTAAAAACCTAAAAATAGAATTACCTAATCTTCCACGGTTGGCATTGTAAATTATCATTTTGTATAATGACGCACAATATATTTAAATATATTATATACAATAAGTTTACACACATGAAGGTGTAAAACGCCTAATCTACACATATAACTGATACCTCTTTTGTATGAAAATTATATAATTTTACCGGATTATATTTTTTTAATGGAAAAAAATTAATTGATAATGGTGTAGACCTAGCCTCATTGTCAGGATTATCTTTTGTTTGGTTACAACAATTACATATCAAAATATATTTAAAATTTTTTTTTTCAGTTAAATAATCTAAAAACGTATAAATTTCATCCATTTTCCAATGTTGTAAAACATCTTTCAAAATACACAAATCTCCATTTATAATAATTTCTTTGTTGTCAAAGAAATTTAAATGTTCAAAAAAATATTTTGGCAAAGAGTGTTGTTTTAAATTATAATCAATCATTTTTTTATACGTGTCATAACCTGTATATTTAATATTTAAATCATCGTATATTAATTTACCACATTTAAAATCTCCACAACCTAAATCAACTATATTTTTAATGTTATTATCAACAATAAATTTTTTCAAAAAAAGAACATAGGTATCTTTATTATAATCTAAGTCGCTTCCACCCCCACTACTGCCATTATATTCAGGATTATTATTATCGCCCCATACCTTGTTTTCATATATATTTGTAAAAACTCGTTCCATTATATTTATTTACATTATTGTATTTTTGTTATAAATAACGCATGCCAAACCTAAATACAATTAGTTTACCCCAACAAAAGCACTTAAAAAATTTATACGGTGTATATCATATGAATATCGTCTTAGTTTGCATTAACAATTTTCAAGAATATATTTTAGACAACATTGCGCAATTAATAAAATTACAACACGAAAATATATATGTAATAACCAATAAACAATTTTTTACGGCATTCGACGCATTCTCTGGAAGGGTCAAATTAATTAATATTGATGAGTTGCCAGATACATTTAATTATTATTCAAAAACGAGTCTAGATAAAAGTTTTAGAAATGGGTTTTGGACGTTGACATCATTAAGGTTTTTTTATATTTATGAATTTATGAACAAATATAATATTAAGGATGTTGTTCACTTAGAAAATGACGTACTAGTGTATTATAATTGTAATAATATATTGGGCAAATTTAATAAACAATTTGTATATCTACCATTCGACACATTTAGACGAAATATAGCTAGTATAATGTATATACCATCAAGCGAAGTATTCAAAATAATTTTAGATAATTATGATTTCTCGAAAAATGACATGGAAAATTTTTGTAGTATAAAAAATAAAACTGGAATAATAAGGACGTTGCCAATTTTTCCAACTGCAGGATATATAACGAACAATGAAGAGGTAAGATTTGTTTCTCAAAATTTTACAGATTTTAATTGTATTTTTGATGCTGCTGCGATGGGGCAATATCTAGGCGGCGTTGACCCAAGAAACAATCCAAATAATACCGTTGGATTTATAAATGAAACATGTGTCATTAAATATAATAACTATGAATTTGTTTGGGTAAAAACTGACAATATTAAGAGACCCTTTTTAAAAGTAAACGGTTATCTAGTGAGTATATTTAATTTACACATTCATCACAAGAACCTACACAATTTTGTATAGGTTTAGTTATTGTAATAATTATATTATAAATTATTAATTATTAATATATGGACAAAATAGATATATTATTTGACATTGTAGTATGTGTTGGACCACACGATAACGAAATTATAAAAAGTGTTGTGCCATATACAACCAAAAATGTAATAGGGTATAGAAATATTTATTTAGTATGTTCAAACCCAACTATATCAGTTCCTGGAACTATTACGATTGACGAAAAAATTTTTCCATTTACAATAAATGATTTGGTAAATCGATTTGGTCCAAACAACAGGAATGGTTGGTATTTACAGCAATTATTGAAATTTTATGCTGGAAATATTATACCTGGAATATTAAAAAGGTATCTAATAATAGATAGTGATACATACTTTTTAAAACCGACCACATTTATTACTGATGATGGTAAACATATTTTTACAACTGGAACAGAAAATCATCAACCATACTTTTTACATATGAACAGACTACATCCTTCATTAAAGAAAACGCATCCGTTGTCTGGTATTACACATCATTCATTTTTCCATACAGACATGGTAAATGAACTTATGAAAATGGTAGAAGACTGCTTTTCAAATCAAAAATCATTTTGGCAAATTTTCTTAGCCGTTGTTGACAGGAACGATTTTATGGGAAGCGGTGCTTCTGAATATGAAATATATTTTACATTTATGAATTTATATCACCCAAACGATATAGTCATTAGACAATTAAACTGGGAAAATAAGGATAGATTCGAGAATAATAACAACTATGATTTTATCAGTATACATTGGTATATGAGGAAATAAATGCCATATGCCCTAAATTTATATTTAAATCCAATAATATTTAAATATAAACAAGTTAATTTATTATAAAATGATCGAGCAAGACTTTATCATGCTAATTATGAATTGCAAAAAGTATGTCAAAAAGGCGCAATTTCAAAAAATGACTTGGCTACCAAAAATCCCGGCTTATTTACGCTTCTACCATGTAATCGGCGACGAGACCTTAGAATCCGCATTTAAATTTGACGATGCAAATAATATGCTTTGGGTAAGGGTCGCCGATGATTATAATTCGTTACCAAAAAAGGTAATCGCCGCATATGAAGCTATTTACGACACATTTCAGTTTAAATACATGTTTAAAACCGACGACGATCAGATACTAGTAAACCCCAAGTTTTTCGATACTTTAACAGGGTTAATCACTGGCATCGCACAACCACCCCACTATGGCGGCTATATTGTCGACGTAAAGCAGCCATATTTGTCTCAATATAATAGGATACACCCAGAGCTCCCCAAACAGCTACCGTTATATGTAACCAAATACTGTAGTGGTCGTTTCTATTTTCTATCTAGAAGCGCCATTTCAAATTTGATTAACAAAAAGGACGACATTATGAAAGAATATTTGGAGGATTATGCGATTGGGTTTCACTTGGACGGGCGATTTAAAACAAATATACTGTCATTGGCGACAAATAAGGTGTTTACAGATATTGAATTGAGTGATTTTCCGCGACTAGTAGAAAAAGGCAAAATTTAATTATCTATGTCTAAAAATGCAGCTTACTCAAATTTGCCTTTACTTGCAACTCCATTTGCTTTTTAAAGAATGCCTCCTTATCCAGATCCAACATTGCGCGCGCATAATTTGTCGGTCTTTTTTCAATGTCACTATAGTCTTCTCTCTGGGCAACCGTGAGGGGAATAATTAAATACCATTTATGAATCGCCTGAAGATTGAACCAGAATTTGTCAATAGCATAAATACGATGATTTTCAGGCTCTCTCATCAGATTTTGAATACCCATTTTATAATTTTGTATAAGTGTATCGAAGTAGTGATTTTGAACAAGATATCCGGTAGTTGTTTGGCACTTGGTTACCTGAACACAAGTGTCATCTATTTCTCTATAAGGAGGGACATTATTACCGGAGATTAGAGCAACATCAAACTCCTTATGTGTTGATAAAAATTTATTACATTGTTGAATAAAGAGAGAAGGATTCGTAAACAAAATATCATCTTCAACTACTAAAATATGAGGCCAATTGTTCGCCTTGGCCGTTTCTATTAATTTAAGATGGCTCATGCTACAACCCAGCGCGCCATTTTGTAATTTAATTGCTTTAAACCTCTGAGCATTTATCCCTATAATGCCTAGTTGTCTTTCGACGTGCTGTTTTCTGTCTGGGCGGGAATCTAAATTTATGTAAAACGCGTGTTGGATATCTGACACCGAGTTCATATTTTATAATTATATAGAATTTATTCTATATTATTTACTTTGTATAATTTATTTACCGTCTAATTTATTTACCTTATAATTTATTTACCGTACCGGCTATAATAATTTTATAAATATTTTCTTTTTAATTGAAATGATACCAAATATACCGCACATTTATTACATATAATAAACATTATTATATCTACATTTTTACATATTACGACTAAAGTCTTCTATATTTTCTGGTTTTCTTCGTTTTCTTGGATTTCTTCGTTTTCTTCGTTTTTTTGGATTTCTTCGATTTTCTAGTTTTCTTCATTTTCCCTCCATACGGACTTGCTCTAGAACGTATATCATCTAGAGTGGCCTTTTGTTCTTGTTGCTGTGCGCTCACCAAATTTTTATTCATATCTTCTCTTTCCGTTTTTTTTGCCATTAACATATTAAATTCATTATTTTTTGCTTGATAATCCGGCATTTTTTCATAATTAGAGGTGTTCGTTATATAGTTTCCTAGTATTTTGCGCAAAACGTCTATCCTTTCCTCTTCCAAATTTATTTTTTCTTTGCCCAGGTCTACTTTTTGTTTTTGAGCATTCTCAATACTTGCGTCGCGTTCTTTTATCCCCATTGGATTATTATTATAATAATCAAATAAATCGTCTCTTGCTTTTACATTTTGTACGCGTATATTTCCGCATCCCTCGTATTTTGCATTTAGTTTCCCCCAGCTGCTCGAATCTATTCCTAAATCCTTATTTAGTTGATATTTTGGGTCACAATTTGAAACGGATTGTAGTAAAGATGGATAATTGTCATTATCACATACAATTTTATTATCTGTGTCCAATAATCTGTTAAATACTTTTTTATTACACGGACTACCTGAGAATTGTTTTTTTTCTTGTTTAGTTTGTATCATCATGCTTAGAGGTTTTGCGTCTTCATTTTCCATTTTTTTTCCAAATGAAAACATATAATATATAATATAGTTAGAAAATAGTTAGACAATATATAATTCGGAAAATGTGTAACAAATATCTCTCGCCCTATATTAATGATAACTGACGAGCTTAAAACTCAGATTGCTAACAAAATCAAAGATATAACGGTCGACGATCTAGAAGATGACATGGGAAATTTAATACAAATTGGCAAAGATGCTTATACTACGTCATCACGTTCTCGCATAGGAAATAACGTAGTTGACTACTTTACGTTTAGACAGCGCCTCGAAACAAAAGGGAAATACGACATTAGCTTCTTCGGGTTTATTGAAAATATAGAAGAATTTAAAAAGAAGAAGTTTATTCAGACGATGTTGACATATTATAAAGATGTAAAAAACAAAAACAATACCAAAAACGAATATATTGTTCTTAAAGAGGTCTATAATATTTGTATAAGCGCGATAAATATAATGAGGCCGTTAAATTGTATGGAAATGTACACCAAGTATAAAGCAAAAAGGGTGCTTAATTTTTGCGGCGGATGGGGCGGATCCGCAGTTGCCGCAGCAGCACTTAATTTAGACGCATATTATGGTATAGAAATTAATTCGGACTTGAAGCAACCTTACGACAATATGATAAAGTTTTTGGAGACAAAATGTGCGACCCAATTTGAAAATACCATTGCCGATGCGATTGACGTGGACTATTCAAATATGAATTATGACACCGTATTCTCATCACCTCCGTATTATTTTTTAGAAAAATATGCGAATAATGTAAAATATATATCAAAAAAGGACATGGACGACAAATTTTATAGGCCGTTGTTTGCCAAAACATATAATGGTCTTCAACACGGAGGTCATTATATAATTAATATTTGTAAGGAGGTCTATGATAATGTTTTAAAGGAGTTGCTTGGAGATGCACACGAGTCGTTTCCATTGAAAAAATCTAAACGACAAAATAATCATACCGAAATGGTATATGTGTGGGTCAAGAAATAAATGCGCATATTGTGCTATCAGATTTTTAACTACCGTCCGGGGTTATGCATTTTCTAAAAATAAACGTGGGTAAACTGTGATTCATAAAACCCCTTATTTTTTTCATATTCACTTTTAACGAGTGGGTTTTTTACAACAGTGCTTTTAATATGTTCAACAACGCATTTAGCTTCTTCTTTACCTTTGTGATAAAAAGTAAATATATACAAAGAAAATAATAAATCTAAATATGTGTTACAATCAATATGTACATTATAACTTTCTATTTGATTTATTAATTTTTTGCAACAATCGTATCCTTCTCGGTGATAACCCAAATTTAAATAACTTTTAACACAACAATTATTAATATAATGAAACCCTTTTGTAGGTTGAATAAAATTATTTAAAATATGACCATAATCTCCATAACTTCTTTCAATATCATCATAAAATTCGTCCAAAATTTCTAAAAAAAACATTTCTTCCCCGTGTCCATAACCCATATTTGTAGTTTCTATAAAATTTTCATTCAATCGATTTAAAATTTTTCTCCCAACTTCAATTCCGGTTATAAATAAACAACCACAAACTATCCATCTATATTGTTGATACATTTCTTTTTTATGATGTTTTTCTTTATATTTTTTATCACAAACATTCAGGATTTGTAGATGAAATTTATCGCCTCTGCTATCACTTAAAATTTTCAATAACATATTTTTCTCATAATTTTCACATATTTTTTCACAATTAGGCTTCAAATTAGAATCTATCCAACCAAATTTACTTGTATTAAACGGGTTTAAATCCATAATTTTTAAAACAAAATTAAACTTATTACAACACAATAAATGACTTTCGCTGCACGTTCTTTCATCTCTTGTAGGATGATATATCGACCTATTTTTCTTAACCGTGTCATTAAAGGCATATGATTCTATTTCACTTATATCATTTACTATAAAATGAGTAAGACACTGTAAATGAAGTGTGTCTCTAATACTTTTAATTTTTTCATAACATATTTTATCTGTAAAAATAACCAAATAACAAGGAATTTCTAATAAAGTTTTCATATTATTTATACATTCTTCTACACTTCGTGAACTGCCGTGAATATTTGTTAAATTAAAACAAGCTGTAACAAGAGTACAATCCGGAGGGACCATATAAATATTATAAATTTTTATTTAAGTAATTTAATAAAAATATAATGTAAAATTTTTGTGTTTTTATTAGTATCTAATATGATCCGCCCATTCCTATTCGTGCGCTTGCTTGAGCTCTCGGTTTCGCACCTACATATGAGGCATACTGCTGCGAATATTTGTGTGGCGCTTGTTGTTGTTGTTGGGCGCGCTGAATTACCTGCTGTTGGGGTCTTGGCGGCGCCTCGTTATTATTTGGCGCACCTTGGAAATTATTAAAGGAGTCATTTTTTACTACGTTTTTTCGCCCTTCTGCGATTTGATGTAATAAGGAATGTGGGACAGGTTTGCCCATTGATGTTAAATATTTCACCATATTCTCTTTTTTTTCAAGAGTTGTTGGATAATATGGTATATTTGTCCAATCCTGGGTCGAGACAACTGTCCGTTTCGTCTCCTTTATTTTATCTGGATGGATAATTTTTCGCTTGGGTTCTCTTAGATCATAATTGTAGTATTCTTCTGACCCAAATGGCACACGTGTTAAAAAGGTCGAAATATTTACTACTAATATTTTGGGATTATTCACCGTAAATATATTATCTGTAGGGTTTTCAGATTTGTCATCGATTGTATATTTTAAATCGCTAATTGTAGACAGACCATCTATGCCGTCGTCGTGATCTCCTCTCCACGGGTCCTTTTTGGATATAATCCGCGATATACCATCGAATAGTTGAAGGATTTCGGGGCTGCCAATATTATAAAATATGCTTCTATCTATCGTTAACCCAACTGCCTCGCATCTTTTCTGCAGGACATTGTCTTCCATGCCCCACCCCCAAAAAGACGGGAACCCATTTGTCCGTTCAAAATCCCCTCCCTTCATCACAACGATACCTCCTAGTGCGTATTTAAAGCCGTAATAATGTTTAACTACACCAGGAGTGGTTTCATAATCAAATATTTTAGTAAACGGAATGGTATCAACATCGTTAAATATAAAGGTTATGTCTTTGTAATGTTGTGGGTATTTATTTCTAGCAGCAATAAAGCCGATATTTTTAACCCCCCCTCTATTAAATGTTCTCGCGTCACATTGGTGCGAAAAATATATCTCATAATCATCGCTACCTTCGAGAATAAAACTCATATATTTGCTAAAAAAGAACTTGTGTTGAACACGATTTCTATATGGAACAATAAAAATACGTTTGGGAATCTTTAAATCCGAAGACATTATAGAGTTATAAAGAGGTTTTATTTTTACATTTATAACTATTTCGCGGCTTTTTACATTAAATTAAATATTTCAATGTAAAAAGTTTATCTTAAATTTATCCGTTCTTCAGAGTATTTGTATTTTTCTTATTTTTATGTCTCTTTGATCTAGTCTTTTTGAATTTTCTCAGCTTATTTCTTCTCCCACCATTTGTGGCAGGACCCGTATTAATAGGAGCAGGACCTGGGTATGGAACTATAAATGATCTTAAACCTTCAGCAGAATCAAAATTTACAAGATACCCGTCTCTTTCATAAGTTTTCAAGGTTGCCGGCAGTATGCCCGTGCTATCTATATTTACAATTATCATCGTCTGTAATATATCAAATGCCCTTGCCATTAATGGTATATAGCTGGCAAATTTGGCATACCACCTCATTTGATATCGCTTGCCATCGTTGTTGTAATATCTATCATTATTTACGGTGAAATCAGCACTAGCAATATAATCAAGAACACGTCGCATATACTGGCTCTTTTTATCATTTGAATTGTCGCGATCGCGCGTTAATTTGAAAAATTCATCATAAAATTTTTTCATTTCCACCTTTACGAAGTTCTCCTTGTATTCCTTAGTTATAAAATCATCTTCTACGCCACTAAGTATATTTGACGCCCTTCCAAAATCAATCAACGAACTTTTTATTTCTAGTTCCGGATTCAGATAAATCATCGCATTCCCTGAATGCAAGTCAAAATGAATGACGCCAATTTCAATAAATAACCTTGCGATCTGCGCAAATACATTTGAAACCGCCTCTGATTTTTCAGCATCAGTGATTTCTTTTCCGTAAAAGTGGCTATTTGTTGGTAAGTTTAGAAAACTCCCTAGTGTAGTTGATTTAGTTATTGTTGGCATTACCAAAACACCTGTTCCACGACCTGCCTTGTTTGAACTATTAAATATAAAATCGAACACCTGACTAGTATCCGGTCTGGTATTAGTTTTACGAAAAAAAAACCATAAAAGGCGGGCCGAATTTATCGTATCAAACATGGACAAATTCGCAACTGGAGGGCATATTGCGGGTCTTGCTCCAGCAATAGATTGTTTCCAAATAGATTGTTGTAATTTTGCTTCTTCAAAAAAACTTTCGGGCGATTCAGAAGATTTTCTTATACCATTATAGTCTCCTAAATGGAAATCAGGTCTACCTGTAAGTACAACAAATTTGAGAATAAACTTTGTAACTACAGATGTAAATCGTGTACCATTTAAAGTTAAATACTCTGAATTTGGTTCATCAACGTTTAAATTGAACATGAAACCCTTTAGTGAGTTGGCTGTGAGTAAAGACACTGTGGAGCTATCTTTATCTACCATATCATAAACCGGAGTAAATCCACGCTTCTCAATGTTTTTCAATTTTAATCCGCCTGTTTGTTCGTTCATAGTTTGTTCGTTCATATTATATACCGATAAAAAACATTTTTTTACAAATATACAACATCTGCTAATATATTACAATAATACTACGCGTATTTCTTCAATATTGCCGCCGGTATAATCATTTCGTCCTTTGCTATCTTTTCCAATTTTTTATAACATTTGTTTATGGTTACCTCGCTTGTTTCACTAACATTTTTAACATCACGTTTGCTCACATTTAATTTACAGGTTTGCGCAACGAAATACACAACTCCCGCCGCAATAGATGGCGGTGTATTTTCCGGCATAATATCCAT